ATCTCCTGTGCCTTTGGCTGGAACTAATTGATATACATCAACTTTTACATTTGCTGGTGCATTTAATCTTGGTCGATATCCTAACATGTTAGATAATTGAAGAATATTTGGTTCTTCTTGTGCAGTAACTATTAATGACTCTCTAAAAGCTTGATCAGTATAATATGATAAAACATCTCCTACATATGATGCCATTTCCATAAACATCATACCGGGTGATGATTCATTAAAATCTTTATATGTGTTTGGATAATAATTTTTTGCAAAATTTATTAAGTTTTGTCTAAATTGTGCAAAATCTTTATTTAAATATCGTACATCTTTTTTTACTAAATTTGCCATATGTTATCTCCTTAGTATCCGCCTCCTCCGCCACCACCAACAGATCCACCTCCAATACTTCCGCCACCAATTGCGCTTACATTACCTATACCTGGTGCACTAACTGTACCTACTTGTTGTAACACACGTGTTCCGACATCTGGTACTGCATCAGAAACAATTAAAGCATTTTCATTAGCTAAAATATTAATTACTAAATTTGCTCCTGTTGTTGATACTCTAAATCTTATAAATACTTTTAATTGATGTTCATCTAATAATCTATTAACATCTATTTTTCTAATAGAAATATATGGTAACCAATATCCAACACCTTCTTTTATTTCAACTGTTAATAAATCTTCTACTAATTCTGTATTTTGTTCAAATAAATATTTTCGTATACTAATACCAAAATTAGGTTGCATTATTCTTTCACCTTTATGTGTCATAAGCAAGTTTCTAAAATTGGATATCGATTGTTCTTCTGTTGTATAAGATGATACAAATACTCCACCACCTGCTCTCGATCCTGATGCATAATGATCATGATCATATGCTCGTTGATGTGCTGCTTTATTAAATGGCAGTTTGATTCCAATCCCTTGATCAGGAGTTTCATTCCATGGTTGATATTGATATACTGCTCTTTTAGCCATTTTATATTACTTTTTTACCTTTTTGCTTATCTTTTTGTTTCATTGCATTCATTAGACCTGAATAATCTTTTGTCATTATATCTATTGTTTTTGCAACATTTTCATTATTCATATTAACAGGTGCACCGTTAATATCAGTAGTAGCTAATGTTTGTGGTTGTTGAGACATACCAAATGAT